ATGCCGGAGGGGATTGAAAAAGAGGCATCTGACTTCATCAAGAAAGTTGTGAACTTCTTACAGAAGAACAATCAATTTGATGATGTAGATTCCGCGGCCTTAAATATGCTTGCAAGAAATTATTCTCTCTTTATCACAGCTTCACGAGATATTATTGAAAATGGAATTTTGGCCAAAGGAAGTAGAAACAACGCAATTCCAAATCCGGCTATTAAGATAGCCAATGATGCACAGATTCAAGCTGTAAAAATAATGGAGAAATTTGGCCTCACTGCTAAAGATAGAAAAAAGCTAATACTGGGTGATGATGAAGAAGTTGAAGATTCACCTTTAATGCAGTTTATAAAGAGTGAAAAGAAAGAATTAAGATGAAATGAATAAAGAAAAACCTTACTATAAGTATGCCAAGGACGTAGTAGAAGGTAAGATTGTAGCCGGACAGAATATAATTAAGTCTTGTCAACGATTTTTAGATGATTTGAATAACAGCAAATGGGACTTTAGAGAAGAAAAGGTTGAAAGATGTCTTAAATTCATTTCAACACTAAAACATTTCAAAGGCAAATCAAGTGGGGAAAATTTTATTCTTCAACCTTGGTAGCAATTTCTCGTGGCGAATATATTGGGATTCTACCATAAAGGAACAAATACAAGAAGATTTACTTCTTCTTATATTGAAGTGTCAAGAAAAAATGGCAAGACCGCGATAGCTGCTGCCCTATGTATGTACTTTCTCATAGCTGATTGTGAAGATGGTGCTGAAGTAGACCTTGCTGCCAATAGCCGAGAATAGGCAACCATTGCATTCGACTTTTGTTACAATTATGCAAAACAGTTAGACCCAAGTGGAAAGATATTAACAAGCAAATTGAAAGGCATCTCATTCAATGCCAATAGTAGTAAATTAAAAGTATTTGCCTCAGACGCTTCAAAATTGGATGGATTTAACGCAAGTTTCGGACTCGTTGACGAATATCACGCAGCAAAAGATTCAAAGGTAAGGGACGTAATTAAGTCTTCAATGACTATGCGTGAAAATCCTCATTTGATGGTTATAACAACGGCGGGTTTTGACAAGACACTTCCTTGCTACCAATTAAGAACAACTTGCATTGAGATTCTAAATAAGGCAAAACAAGACGATTCAATGTTTATTGCTATTTATAGTATGGATGATGGAGATGATTGGACAGATGAACGCAACTGGGAGAAATGCACTCCAAATATTGATGTTACAGTAACACGTAAAGCCATAGCTGAGCAAGTACAAAGTGCAAAGAATAATCCTTCTGAGGAAGTTGGAGTGAAGACAAAGACACTAAATATGTGGTGTGATTCCGTAGAAGTATGGATCCCGGAAACCTACATTTTAAAGAGCACTCAAAGTATAGATTTGAAAGATTTCAAAGATGAGATTTGTTATATTGGAGTGGACTTATCAGCAACAAGTGACTTAACGGCCGTATCATATTTAATACAAAAGGACGACAAATATTATTTCAAAGTAGACTACTACTTACCGGAAAGTTGCTTGGAAGATAATCCTAATAGTGACCTTTATAGAAGATGGAAGAACACAAAACAGCTTCATATAACTCCCGGAAATGTAACCGATTATGATTATATAACTGCGGATATGCTGAAAAGAAATGAGTTTTTGCGGATATTTAAGGTTGGATATGATAAGTGGAATGCAACACAATGGGCGATAAACGCACAAGACCAAGGTCTACCATTGGAAGAATATAGCCAATCAATTGGAAACTTCAACAAACCTACAAAAGAGCTTGAAAGATTAATATTGTCTGGCAAAGCAGTTATTGACAACAATGAAATAACAAGATGGTGCTTTAGGAACGTTGAGATTAAACAAGATTGGAACGACAATTCAAAGCCAGTAAAAAGTTCACGTATGAAGAAGATTGATGGTGTAATTGCTATGATACAAAGTCTTGGAATTTACTTAACAAATCCAACAGTAGCTAATGATATGATAATTATATAATAATATGTTTAATTTTTTTAAGAAGAAAAATAAAAAGGAAGAAAGAAGTTCTTCAATATGGGGTGACTATCTTTTATATAATTCTGCTTCAAGTTATTCGGAAAGCAAAAGTTTGTTGCTCTCAGCCGTGTACCGTTGTGTTGAAGTAATCTCTGACTCAATTGCTCAGCTTCCATTAGAACCTTATAGAATGGATAAAAATGGCTACAAAGTTAAATTTACGTCCCATCCTACTTATAAGATTCTGAATAGAGAGCCCAATCCGAATATGACAAAGTACACGTTCTTGAAAATAATGGTAGGAAGTATGCTTTTAACGGGAAATTCTTATGCGTATATTGAGAGAGACGAAAAAGGAAATTGTGTTGGTTTACACTATGTTCCTTCCGAGCTTGTAACCATTAATAAGCCTTTGAATTTCAAGGATAGAATCAGTTATTCTATAGTAGGAATGAAAGAAATTATAGAGGATTGCAATATGATACATATCCTTAATTATACGGTTGATGGATATGAAGGCATCTCTACTCTAAGAAATGCGAGAAACACTTTGGCTTTGGCTGCTGATGCGGAAGCAAACGCCGAGGGCTTCTTCAAGGGTGGTGCAAATATTGGCGGAATCTTAAAATCTTCATCTCCTATGACATCAAAGCAAAAGGAAAATCTTAAATCTTCTTGGAATAGTGCTTTTAATGGAAAGAATGGGACACCAAACGGTGTGGCTGTTTTAGATGCAGATTTGGACTTTCAGACAGTTAGCATAAATCCCGCAGACAGTCAACTTCTTGAAACAAGACAATTTAACGTTGTAGATATTTGTAGATTTTTTGGCGTTTCTCCAGTGAAGGCATTTGATTTGTCAAAGAGTTCTTACAACACAATTGAACAAATGCAGTTGGCATTTTTAACAGACACGTTGCAGCCACTTCTTGAAAAATTTGAAGAAGAATTTAAGCGCAAGTTATTCAAGCCTTCAGAAGATTACATTTATGTACGATTTAGTACATCACCTTTATTAAGGGCCGATAAAAAAAGTTTAGCCGAGTACTATAGTACTTTGTTCCAAATTGGTGTGATTACTCCAAATGAGATTAGAAAAGAACTGGATTTGCCGGAAATTGAAAATGGGGATCACGCTTTTGTCCAAGTCAACATACAGACACTTGATAGAGCTACAAGCACAGACCCGGTTAACAGTAATGATGAAAAGACCTTATTAAATGAATCAACTTCCGCTAATCAAAATGAAGCAACTGCGGAAAAAGAAATAAATAAGTCTGAAGTGAAGAAAACTTCAGAACCAAAATCCAAAAGAAGTAAGAAATGATGATAACTAACAAAGGAGACGACTTGAAGATTACACTTCAAGAATCCAACATTTAGAAGGTGAGGGTATTTACAACGGACATTAATACTTATATTGAGAAGACACCTACAGAGAATGTCGTTAATATCAGTGCTACAGAACTTATAAATAGTGGATTGAAGTCTGGTGTAATTGCTTATGTATGTGCTAAATCTTCTGCAGATAGTGGCTTTGAAGATGGAAAGTATGACACTACAAATGTTGAATACACGGATATATATTATAAGGATATTAATGAATCATTTACAACTGCAGAAGATGAAGTAGCAAAAGAATATTCTGATAAGCTTGAAGCACTAAAAAAGGATTTACTTACAAAAATAAACAGTAAGGCAGAACAAAATGATTTGTCCAATGAGGTAGGTGAACGAAAGAAAGCATTGGCGGAATTTGAAGAATCTGCTAAATATCTGTTTGACTTGCTTTATAATTCGATTGCTGGTGCTTTAAATAACAAGGCTGAGAATAATGATTTGTCTGATGAAACAACAACACGAAAAACAACGGATGAAGAGCTTCAAAGACAGTTGACTGATTTACAAGATTCCACTTCTTCTATCAACTCAAAACTAAATACCAAGGCTGAGCAGACTAATTTAGCGAATGAAGTATATGATAGAAAGAAGGCTGATGATGATTTACAGAATAAGATTTCTTCTTTACAGAATAAAGTACATACGGATATAGAAGATAAACTATATTCAATAAAAAAATCTGAAGATTCACGTGTAAATGCAGAAACACAACGTGTAAATGCAGAAAAAACAAGAGAATCATAGTTTTCTTCTACTAAAGCTGCTTGTGAGACAGCTACAGAAAAAGCTAATGCAGCAATAGAACAAGTAAATGCTGCCATAGAATCTAAGGTTAACTATACTAAATTACTTAGCGATATTTGGGTAGGTACTGAAACTGACTATAATGCAATAACTACCAAACAAGAAGGTACTATGTATCTTATTGATGACACAGAAACTGCCGGCTCTACGACAGCCGGAAATGGAACAGTAGAAAAAATGTGGTATGGTACTAAAAATGATTATGATCGTCTAAGTACAAAAGATGATAATTTGTTATATTTATTAGTAGAAGAATTTTAATATTATGTTAAAGATAAATGGAAAAGTTATTACAGACGTAGTATATAAAGGCAAACGTATATAGCGTATTATGGTAGGTGAAAAGAAATACTACGACATATATGATGGAAAGATAATTGGCAATGCCTTGAAAGCAGATAGCATAATAATAAACGGAAAAAAATATAATTATGGAGCTGGGTACTTTGAAATTAATGTTGGAGAATTAAATAACTCATTACTAGGTTCCTTATTTACTAGAAAGGAAATATCTACTATCTCCCATTTTGGTATAGATACACGAAGAGTAACGGATATGTAGTCGATGTTCTATGGATGTGGTTCACTAACAACTCTCAATCTTGGTAACAAATTTGATACATCTAATGTATTAAAAATGAGTAATATGTTTTAGAACTGTAGTGTATTAACAACCATTGACTT